GAAGCCTTAAACCGAAATCAAAAGGTAAATCAATCAAAGTTCGTGACTACCAAATTCATGCGGTACACCATGCTATATCCACAAATCGTGCTTTGCTTGTTTCTCCTACTGCTTCTGGTAAATCACTGGTAATATATTCGTTAGTTCGTTATTATCATATGATGGGATTGAAGACTCTGATACTAGTTCCCACTACCTCACTTGTGGAACAGATGTATTCAGATTTCGAAGACTACGGTTGGAGTTCTGGTACATACTGTCAAAGGGTATATCAGGGACATTCCAGTAAGGTTGAAAAAGACGTTGTAATTTCTACATGGCAGTCTATCTACAAACTACCAAAGAAATATTTTGAACAGTTCGGTTGTGTGATTGGTGATGAGGCGCATATGTTTAAGGCTAAGTCACTCACTGGTATTATGACAAAGTTACACCTATGTAAGTACAGATTCGGTCTTACAGGCACCCTAGACGGGACGCAGACGCACCAACTTGTTTTAGAGGGACTATTTGGTCCAGTTGAAAAAGTAACGACTACAAAGGAGTTAATTGAGAAGAAATCTCTTGCTAACCTAAAAGTCAAGTGTATTATTTTAAAACACCAGAACATACGCGAGAGAATGACATATTCCGATGAACTACAGTTCCTAGGCGAACATGAACGAAGAAACGAATTCATTGCTGGGTTACTTATGCATTTGAAAGGTAACACACTATGTCTATATCAATTAGTTGAGAAACATGGCAAACCGTTATATGAACAAGTCCAGAAAGCTAAGGATGAGGGTTTCTTTGACGACAGAATGCGAAAGTTGTTTTTCATCTATGGAAACACTAGCACTACAGAACGTGAAGAGATACGATCTGTTGTTGAGAACGAAACAAATTCTATCACCATTGCTTCGTATGGGACTTTTAGCACTGGTATTAACATTCGTAATATCCACAACATCGTGCTCGCGAGCCCGTCTAAATCTAGAATTAGAGTGCTCCAGAGTATCGGTAGAGGATTGCGTCAGGGGGAAAATAAAGATTCCGTTTTGATATTTGACATTGCAGATGATATGACATTTCGTAATCAACCCAACTTTACACTGAACCATTTTCAAGAACGCATAAATATATACAATGCAGAACAATTCAACTACGAAATTAGTAAGGTAAAACTACGATGAACACAGATACATATAAAATTCTGAAGCTCATTAGTGGCGAGAATATCATTTGTGAGCTTTCCGAAGATAACGGCAAATACGAAATCACAAGACCCCTTCTAATGCATGTCTCTCCAAAGATGACAATGACAGGGATGACAGAATCGTTGATGCTCTCCCGATGGGTACAACCATTCACCGAAGAAAAATATTTTGAAATTGATCCTAAACATGTTATTATTATGTTACCCGCATCGGCCGGGTTGAGTATATATTATGAGGGTGTATTGGATAGGTTAGAGGGCCCGGAAGAGCTCTCTACTATGGACGATATTAATGAAGAAGAAATATACGAAGAACTATTGGATGAACTAGATACAGATAGTAAATCTATTCATTAATGTAGTTCTAATAACCAAGGACAAGCTTAATGTAACACTATTTTCGGGTTGAGTCAAGGTTCCTTCGAAGATTATTTTAAGTTATAATGTTCCTTGACATTATAGTTGTGGTGGTGTATAGTGAATAAAGTTTAGGAGAGTAATTATGGCGAAAGCTAAAGGTGAACATTATGTAGATAACAAAGTTTTTCTACAGGCGATGATTGAATGGAAAGAGAAGTGCAAGATTGCTGAAGAGGCAGAAGAACAAAAACCTGCTGTAACAAATTACATTGGTGAGTGTTTTCTGAAGATTGCAACGCATCTATCTTATCGTCCCAATTTTATTAACTACACATACAAGGATGACATGATTTCAGATGGTATCGAAAACTGTTTACAATATGCTTCAAACTTCAATCCAGAGAAGTCGAATAACCCTTTCGCGTATTTCACGCAAATCATCTACTACGCTTTCATCCGAAGAATTCAAAAAGAAAAAAAGCAAACCCACGTTAAAAACAGAATCGTAGCGGGTAGTAACTACCAATCCTATGATACTATGCCGGGTGATTCAACTAGTTACAGTATTGATAATTCCTTTGCAATGGACAATCTTCCAGCTGAGGATGTTTATAAACCTAAGACGGTAGAAAAAAAAAGTAAAAAAGGACTAGAGAATTTTATGGAAGATGATATTGAAGATGTAGCGGTTCTGGGTGTTGAGCGTTGAAACTTGCAATTATAACTGACACTCACTTTGGTGCCAGAAACGATAATCAAAACATTAATGATTTTTTCTACAAATTCTATGATGATGTATTCTTTCCTACTCTAGAGAAACGTGGTATCACAACTTGTATTCACATGGGTGATGTTACTGACCGTAGAAAGTTTATCAGTTTCAAAACTGCATCAGATTTTCGTAAAAAGTTTATTGGTCGTTTTCAAGAGTTGGGTATTGACCTACATCTTATCATTGGCAATCATGACACATACTACAAGAACACTAATGAAGTCAATTCGATGGAAGAACTTGTAGGTTCTGATCGTTGCAACATTTACACTGGACCACAGGTTGTGGAGTTTGATGGTTGTCCTATTCAGTTCATGCCGTGGATCAATGCGAACAACTATGAAGAGTCAATGTCATCACTGAAAAACTCTCCAGCACAAATCTTAATGGGTCACCTAGAAGTAAATGGTTTCGAAATGCACAAGGGACATAAATCTGAAGGTGCGTTTGACAAGGAATTGTTTCGTAGGTTTGACCTGTGTTTCAGTGGTCACTTTCATCACAAATCAGATGACGGCCAGATATATTATCTGGGTACACCATATGAGATGACTTGGAGTGACTACGATGACGCCAAGGGGTTTCACATCTTCGATACAGAGAAACGTGAACTTGAACGCATTGTCAATCCTTACACACTTTTTGAGAAGATTTACTATGACGATACTACAACCGATTATACAAATGAGGATGTATCTAAGTATAAAGAGAAATATGTAAAATTGATTGTAGTCAATAAGAAAGACTTATATCAGTTTGACAAGTTCACAGATAGACTGTTGCAGGCTGACGCATTTGAGGTCAAGATTATCGAAGACTTCTCTGAGTTGGATGCTGACAATGTATCTGATGATATTGTGGAGAATACAGAAGACACGATGACCCTTCTAGAGAAATACATTGACCAGTTAGATGTTACACTGAGCAAAGACCGATTGAAGAATACGATGCGGTCACTTTACACAGAGGCACAAGATTTAGAAATATGATACATTTTGAGACTGTGAGATGGAAGAACTTCCTGTCAACTGGTAATAACTTTACAGAGATACAGTTAGACAGAAATTCAACCACATTAATTATTGGAGAAAACGGTGCAGGCAAATCTACTATTCTTGATGCTTTATGTTTCGGTTTATTTGGTAAGCCTTTTCGTAATATCAACAAACCTCAACTTCTAAACTCTGTCAATGGCAGTGCTGCACTAGTAGAGGTGGAGTTTCGCATTGGAACCAAGAAGGTTAAGGTTATTCGTGGTATCAAACCAAATGTGTTTGAAATTCATGTCAACGGTAAGTTGTATAACCAAGACGCTAACTCGCGTGACTACCAGAAGTATCTTGAACAGCAAATCCTAAAGCTAAACTATCGTAGTTTCACTCAGGTTGTTATTCTTGGGTCATCTACCTTTATTCCGTTTATGCAACTGAAATCAAAACACCGCCGTGAGGTTGTTGAGGAAATTCTTGACATTCAGATTTTCTCACTGATGAACATGCTTCTCAAACAGCAGTTAAAGACTATCTCTGATGACATGCGTGAAGTGGACTACCAGTTCAGTTTGTCTGAAGAGAAGATTGTTCTACAGGAAAAGTACATTGCAGATGTAGAACAGAACAGAGAAAAACTGATTAAGGAAAAGACATTTCTGATTGCTGGCAATGAAGAAGAAATCTTCAACAAGAGGTCTAGAATTACTGACCTTGAGGATGACACTTCTACGATGCATGAAAAGATTTCTAACTCCACAAAGATTGAAGAGAAGTTCAGTAAACTCAAGGACATTCAGTCGCAGTTGAAAGAAAAACACAGAGCTCACACCAAACTGATTAACTTCTTTGAGACTAATGAAGACTGCCCCGTGTGTCAGCAACACATTGATGAATCGTTCAAAGATGATATGATTGCGAAAGAAAACTCCAAGTCTGAAAAATTAAATTCTGGAATGGGAGAACTTCTAGAAGAGCTGAAACAGACACAATCCAAGATCAATATTATCAATGAGGTCAATCAGAACATACAGACAAATAGAGTTGAAATTGCAAAAGAGAATAGTTCGCTGGTTCAACTTGAGAAGTTTAACTCAACACTGCAAACAGAAATTGGTGAGTTGCAGTGCGGCAAGGTAAACAAGAGTGACCATAAGAAACTGGATGAGTTGAAAGAAACTCTTTCTGGATTTGATATGCAGAAGTCAAAGTTGCGTGAAGACAAAACCTATTCTGAAGCTGCAAAGAATATGTTACAGGATACAGGTATCAAGACCAAGATAATCAAGCAGTATCTTCCTATCATGAACAGGCTCATCAATACCTATCTCACATCAATGGAGTTCTATGTAAACTTCACACTGGATGAAAACTTTGAGGAAACCATCAAGTCACGATATCGTGATGAGTTCTCTTATGCATCATTCAGTGAGGGTGAGAAAATGCGTATTGACCTTGCACTGTTGTTCACATGGAGAGCAGTTGCAAAGATGAAGAACAGCACAAACACGAACCTGTTGATACTGGATGAAATCTTTGACAGCTCGTTGGATGGTACAGGGACAGATGAGTTCCTAAAGATACTCAATACGTTGGGAGATGAAAACGTATTTGTTATCAGTCATAAACAGGACGCACTCGCAGACAAGTTTAGAAGCACAATCAAGTTTGAGAAGATCAAAAACTTCAGTCATGTTGTTGATTGATACTTGGCCTGATACTCCTGACAGCACTAGTGATGCAGATTGTTATTTTCTATACGAAACATGTCTAGAGTACAAACCAAAAAAGATATTGGAGATTGGAACCCTAGTTGGTAAATCTGCATATGCGATGGCTCTTGGTAGTGATTGTGAGATACACACTGTAGATAAGAACAGAGACAGGTTTATTGTTCATGAGGGTTTTGAGAGAATCATAAGATACCCCAACACTGAAAGCATGGAGTTTTGGAAAAATGGTATGGATGGATTTGATTTTGTGTTTGTCGATGGTTGGTTAAACTTCGAAGATTGTGAAAATATTTTTGAGAAAACACTTGACAATTTCTGGTTTTTGTGTCATGATTATAGATTCAATGATAAGGGTAAAGAAGTGGTGAATAGAATGTTAAAAGAGGGTATGAAAAGAAATTATGACTTTGATATATCTGAGGGGGGAGAGTGTTGCGCTCTGGTGAAATTTGGGAAAGCGTAGTGACTTTGAACGCAAACCAAGAGACTTCTATCCTACACCGAGGGAAGCAGTAGAACCTCTATTGCTGCATTTACGAGAGGGATTTATGTTTGCAGAGCCTTGTGCTGGTGATGGTGCGTTGATTGAACACCTAGAGACAAAGGGAACTTGTATGTGGGCAAGTGACATTGAACCACAAGCAAAAGGAATACATACAAGCCCATACGATAAACTAGGGTTTAATGAACTTGTCGAATCAGATTATGTAATCACAAATCCGCCATGGGACAGGAAAATCTTGCATCCCATGATTGAATACTTTGTTCCAAGAATTAAAACTTGGTTGTTATTTGATGCAGATTGGATGCATACTAAACAGAGTGTTCCCTATATGAAGATGTGTAGTAAAATAGTGAGTGTAGGAAGAATTAAGTGGTTCGGAAATATGACAGGCAAAGACAATTGTGCGTGGTATCTTTTCGAAAACAGAACAACGGAGACTAAATTTTATGGACGAACAAATGACAGTTAATTCAGACGGGTGGAATAAGCAACCACACTACACACAACTCGCACTAGATGTAAAGAAGAGGATAGAGGACACACAATTGGTTCCTGTAACGGACCCAATTCTAAAGAAACCACTAGAGTCCTGTTCTATTGGTTTGGACCGCAAGGAGTTACATGATCGTTTGCTCAGTGCAATGGAACATTATCAGGGTATTGGATTATCTGCGAATCAGATTGGTATTCAAGAACGTGCCTTCATCATGTATTCGGATGTGAAGAAGAAAGAGACGATCACTTGTTTCGATCCTCTGATTACAGATTATAGTGAGGAAAAGATCATTATGGATGAGGGTTGCCTGACATGGCCCGGTCTGTGGTTAAAGGTGGAACGCTCAGAGGGTATTCGGTGCGTATATAACGATGTAGACGGGGAACTGGTACAGGTACAGATGCACGGACTTGAAGCACGAATCTTTCAACATGAGTATGACCACATGGAAGGCACGAACTTTACTCAACGGGTCAGTAGACTAAAGTTGAACATGGCTAAACGTAGAGCGTCAAAGATGAGAAAGAAATCAATTCTGACCAAAACGGCGTGATAGTAGTTGCAAAAATGTCACACTTTCCCTAAATATTCAATAAAACGACATTATGGGCCATTATTCTCTGGACTTATCCTATTCTATATGTTAGCATAGGATATAAGATGAGAAATAAGGAAATAGACATGACCAAGAAGACACGCGGTGCTACCGTCAAATACAAGATGTATGGCAAGATTGATTTTGAGAAGAAATTCGAGACTGTCAAGGAAGCCAAAGGTTTCTTCTGGGGTTACGTTGTGAAGACTCCGAATATCACCGGCGAATTAATTATTCACTAAGTGAAGATTCTTCTTGACAAACCCTCTTTTGTATGGTAGCATATAAACATGATGAAAAATAAATCGACACTCGCAAAACTCCTCGCTGAAGAGGATATCTTCGTGGTCCACAAGAAGATGGATACCGCATACTTCAATGCGAAATCCCGTGAACTTGGTCTTCCTATCTGGAAAGATGAGGAGATGACCAAAGATATCTATGACCTGATGGTTTGCCATGAGATTGCTCACGCACTCTGGACGCCTCTCGACATGCTTGAGAAGGCACAGGTTCGCAAGATCAATCACTCGTTTGTGAATATCGTTGAAGACGCCCGTATCGAACGGATGGTGCAGGATCGGTATCCCGGCTCTGTTGCAGTTTTCAATCGTGGATATCGTGACCTGACTGCCAAGGATTTCTTCGGTATTGCTGACAAGGATGTTTCTGAGTTGAACCTGATTGACCGTATCAATCTGTTCTTCAAGAAGCAGAAGGTTGAGTTCACTGATGAAGAAAAAGTCTGGGTCAAGCGGGTTGCAGAAACCAAGACTCCAGAAGATGTTCTGAACCTCTCTGAAGAGCTCTACGCTTGGATGGCAGAGAATGCTCCAGAAGAAGAGTCTGACGATGAGAAAACCATGTCTGACCCCAACGGTGAGTCTGGTGAAGGTGATGGTGAAACTGGTGAGGGCGATGGTCCTACTGGTGACGATGGTGAAGAAAAAACTGGTGAGGGTGATGCCCCTGCCGATGATAAAGGTGAAGAAGATGGAAATGATGTTCCTGCTGGCGGTGCTGGCGACGATGGCAACGATGACGTTGCTGACGATGCCAAAACTGAAGAAGGCGAAAGTTCTGAAGTAGGTGGTGTAGAGTCCACTGGACGAGGTGGACCGCCGATGGCAGAAACCGATACCGATGCGAACAATGCAATCGACAAGCTAGTTGATAAGAATGCAACGGAACGGACCTATGGTCGTATTCCTGCTATTGCTGATGATCTGATCCTGCCCTACAGTGAAATCCTAGAGAAGTCTCGTCCCTCTTACGCTGAAGGTGGTCCTTGGGTTGATGCAAAGAAATCAGAGATTGCTTCCATGAAGGATGAGTCGAAGAAGACTGTTGCCTACATGGTCAAAGAATTCGAGATGAAGAAGTCTGCTGATCAGTATGCCCGTGCTGCTGTTTCTAAGACGGGTTCGCTCGACATGGGACGGTTGCACACTTACAAATACAATGAAGACCTGTTCAAGAAGGTAACTACTCTGCCGGGTGCTACGAACCACGGTATGGTGATGGTTGTCGATTGGAGCGGCTCCATGTATGAGAACCTTAAAGGTACTCTGTCCCAGTTGTTCAACCTGATTTGGTTCTGCCGCCGCACTCAGATTCCTTTCGAAGTGTTTGCATTCA